AAACTCTGGCATAAATCCTGGCATATAACCCATAGGTATTGGGTTAGCTTCTCTTTTTGGAACATATTGCATACCTCCTCCATAAAAATCACTTGGATCATTTAAGTTTAAATCACTTATTGACTGACCATAATAACCAAAACCACCACTCAAGTCTGGGTCTGTAGGGTCATATGTAATTCCAGTTGTAAAACCACCTTCTTCCATTTCTTTTGGTTTTGTTAATAAAAATTGATGTTCATCTAGCAATCTAAAAACATCATTTAACTCTTGTTCTGTATATAAATTACCTCTTGTAGCTACACCACGTTTTGCTTTGCCTGTTCGATCTAACATAAGTTGTAGTTCTTGCAACTCAAAATCTCGCTGAGATTTTAAATCACGTATTTGTTTCATATATTCTTCAGGGGTCATATCTTTCATAGAAACTTTATCTAATTCTGCAATTTTACTTTTATAATTTTTTACTATCGATGTTCTTTCATCTTCAGCATAATGTTTATAAATTTTATCCAAATCAGAAAAAGCTTTTTCGCTATCCATATTTAAAAACTTATCCGTAACTGTTAGCCCTTCTAAACTATCTATAGTAGCTTTTGGTCTTTCATTTAGATTAGTGCTTTGTCCATTTGCAAATTTAGTTATTCCACCACTAGCTGATGGCAAAGGTGTTATATATGTTCCTGGTATAGCTTCAGGATAGTCTAGATACATTTGTCTTTTTCTTTCTTCTTCTTCAAATGCTAGTCTATCTAATTCTGCTTGAAACGCCTCTTGAGATTGTATAACTCCAGTACCGCCTAAGCCTATACCTGCTGGTATATAAGCACTTGGAGCTGATGCTCCACTAAGTACATTTCCAAAACTTACATCTTGCATTCCTGCAAACATATTAGGGTCAGCACCAGGTGCACTTTGTGCTAATCTAGCGGCTTCCATTCCCCCTGTTCTCGCTGCTGCTATTCCTTTTTGTACACCTTCTGATCCTAATTCTGAAATAACATTTGGGTCTGTCATTGCAGACGGATCAATAGTAAATCCTCCTGATGGGTTTAAACCTGTAACTGCTGAGGTATCTATTCCACCTACTGCATCTACTACTGCTTGATTTGTAGCCACATCTGCTGCTGCATCTCCCGCAGCTGCTACTTGTGCTCCTTGTAAAGCTTTACCAAAACCATAAGAAGTTAACCCAGCTAATACTCCTTTTTTAAGATCACCTTCTAGACCAGCTGTTAAAAGACCAGAAGCTATTGCTGATCCTGCTGGTCCACCAAGCACACCACCTACTATACTACCAATCATTGGAAGTATATCTCTTAGTTTAAAAGCTTCAGGCAATCCTGTGCTAGGGTTTAAAGATAAAGCACCTAGTTGTGCTAATCCCTTAACCTCATTTGGGTTAACGTGCATCAACATAGTGTCGCCATAACGACCTTGTGCTGCTACATTATTTACTTGATTCATCATATTATTCATAATTATCTTTCCTCTGTGGTTTCACAACCAAACATATTAAAACTCATATCTACTGCACTGGTATAAACTTTGACAACATCTGTTTGATTAAGTGTTATGCCCAACACTATTGTCAAAGAATCGTTAGCTGCTACTGATTTGTCATAGTATAAATACTGTTTATCATCAGCTCCTGCTCCTGCAACATGAACACTCAGCCTAAAAGTTATTGCTGAACCTGTTCTATTTGCTGCTACGATAGAACTTACAGTAGTCTGTGTCTTATCAGGCACTGTGTATAGAGTTGTAGTTGTTGTTGCGGCTGGATCAAGTTGTCCTAAAACTTTTAAACTATCAGCCATGTTTTACTCCCATTAATAAAAATTGGTGTCTTCTTGTAGCTTTACTTACTATAGATTCTTGCATTCTTCTTAGCTCCCCTATATCAGAATGTATATCTTGTAAAGCTTGTTCTATTGTTCTTCTTGTAATTGATTCATTCATTTCATCATATTCTGTTGATGCTAATGGAATTGGTATAGAACTTCTTAATGCCATTATCTTTCTCCGTCTGGTCTAATCTCTAATCTTAAGTCACCTAGTCGCCAACCAAAGTTATCAGCATTATTCTCTACTCTAATAGCACCTTGTCTGCTTCTTGCTCTTGTGCTTAAAAAAGTTGAACTAGGTGTAACAGATAAAGTCTGTAAAGTTGATAAGTCTTGTAAAGGATAGTCTCTGCCTTTTAAAGTTATGCTTACTGTATTAGCAGTATCACTTGAACCTCTATACTGTAAGTCTGGAATTAACTTAGATATAAACATATATTTTTCACTATTAGGGTCTAAGTCAAAATCAGATGATTCTATATAAGCTGTAAAAGATGAACCATCTGCACTATGACCTACCTCATGATTAAATAAATAGTTTCTATCTGTACTGTCATACTTACTAGCTGCTATTGGTTTGTCTAACATATAAGCAGGATTCCATGCAGTTCTAGCAAAGTTATCGTTAGTTGTTCCTATACTCCAAGTTTGTTCTAAGTAATTGTATATAACATATCTATTAACTTCAGTTGAATCAGAACTTGGATAAAACCAAATAATTTCATTGTGGTCAGGAATAGGTGCTGCAAATACTTTGTATGCCTGTGTATGATTAAAATCACCAAATACATGATCTAAAACAGAACATGGTAATCTTTGAGCAGAACCTGCATATTGATAAAAAGCTCCGTTATCCATAAAGAATACTGTATTACCTGCAGTTGCAGCTGCTGATGGACCTATTAAAGACATACCTGTAGCTACTTCATTAAAACTAAATATGAATGGTGCTCCAACAAATCTCATTGAGACTATACCTGCATCAGTCCATATAAGTATTTCTTGTCTTGTTTTGACTGCACCAATAATCGTACTACCAGAAGATAATTGCACTCCTCCAGCTGAGTTAGTTGCAGTTGGTGTCCAATCTATTGCACTTTCTGCAGTTGAAAATCTAACTAATAACGGGTCAATAGTTGATGAGCCTATAGGATTAGAACCAAAAGCTATAACGTGCCTATCTACATCAGACATCATTACTTGTAAAACTTTTGTAGGCACATCACTTGCACCTGATAGTGAACTAGCAGCAACTGCTCTTGATGTTACTCCAGAAGATTCATCCCAATAATATAGTGGTCCTCCTCTAGGAACTGCAATTGTATCGTCTCCAAAATTATCTATACTCCAAATTCTAAGTTGATTTGTTAAAGATAATGCTGAAGCTGAACCCCATGTTCCGCCACCCCATGTACCTGCACTCCAACCTGTTGAGCTTACATATTCATCTAAACCACTATTAATTTGATATACAGCAACTGTACTTGAACCACCATTACCTGAATCACTTGCGTTTGCTGTGACTGTATCACCACTTGTATCTTTAGCAGTTATAGTAAAAGTATTAACACTTGGCACTAAATCTATTTCATATTCTTGATTTAATACAGTAGCAGTTATATTGCCACCTAATGTTGCTGCATCAGAAAAAGTAACAAAGTCTCCTTGTACTGCACCATGACCAGCTTCAGTAATAGTTATTGTAGAAGAACCATTTGTTGCAGCAAAGGTAGCATCACCTGCACTTGTTGTAAGTCTTATAGGAGTTATGTCATTAAACACATTACCATTTAAAGCATATAACTTTTTATGTGTTCCATTAATAATATAGTTATCTTGATCTGCTGTTTTATAAACATGAATCTTTCTTGATGTGCCTATAAAAGAATTAGCACTGTTTTTTTCCCAACCACCTATTCTTTCAGGTCTACCTTTTCTAAACCTTACTTTATCTGCATCAAACCAACCACCCTCATTAGAGTAGTTTGTTCCTTCTTTATTAATTCCTGGTTTAAATACAAATTTTTGTAATGCCACTTTTATATTTCATGCCATTCTTTGCCTTCAAATAGTAGAGCTTCTGCTTCTCTTCTTCTTATCAAGCCTCTTGACACTTCTCCTTTTACCTTGTTCCATCTTTTAATCTGAGCAGGAACTTCTTCGTATTCTCCTTTATTTAAAACTTTTAGAAGAGTTGATGAACTTAAATTTGATGGACCTAAATTAAATGTCCATGCAACCAAAGCATCAAATTGATTTTGACTTAAGGGCACATCGACTAAGTTATTTACATAATCTCCAAACTCTTTTAACTCAACTTCTAACATATGATCTGCTTTTTCTTGTGACCATATATCTCCTTCTTCTACACCCTTTGTAGAGCCATATCCACAAGTCCATACTCCAGCTGGGCATTTATATGCTTCTAGTTTACATCCTTCAAACTTTTTAATTAAAGCTATACCTTCTTTTGAAGCTTCCATATTAGTCTCCGTCTTTTGTAGAATTTGACGCACCAAAGTAAAAAGATATGATAGCACTAGCTAAACCTCCTAAATAACCTAAGACTAAATTAATTAATGCTTCAGAATTTTGCTCTGGTGGTTGTAATGTTACTAAAAATATATAGCCTAAAAATCCGCCTATAGTAGCTATACCTATTATTCTTGCTGTCCAATCTTTAGAAAAATGTCTTCTAGCATCTTGTTTTTCTTGTGCTTCAAGAGCAAAGACATCAACTTCAAGCTTTTTCATTTCTGCTTCAAAAGCTAATTCAGCTTTCTTTATCTCAGCAAGTTGTTCTGGTGTAGCATCTGCTATACCTTTCTCTATAGCTTTAGGATTATTAGGCACACCTAAAACTTCTGAAATAACATTAGCAGCCATGCCACCCATAGGACCACCCAATGCTGTACCTAATGTTGGAGCTACGGCTCCCAAAAGATTTTTAAATATATTTTTCATATAGTCTCCTTAACTATTAACCCGTTTATATTCTTTAATTAGTATATATTTTTGGTGAGTAAATTGTAATCGGTTCTGACTTTCCTTTTACTAAAATATTTCCTATCTTCTCGTATTTAAAAGCATCACCCGCTAGTTCTTTAGTGTACTCAGAAATAATAATCTTCCATTGTTTGTAATCATTTCTGCCAGCAGTTGCTTCAAGTCTAGCTGATAAATTAACTGCATCACCTACTACTGAGTAATCAAACCTAGTTTCACTTCCCATGTTACCTACAATGCAAGTACCAGAGTTTACTCCAGTGCCTACATTGATTGGTGGTAAGTCTAGCCCTTCTTCCTTAAATTGTTTGTTTAGTTCTATTGTTGCTTGTTCTATTTCTAATGCAGATTTAATCGCTAGTTCTGCATGATTCTTGCATGGCAAAGGTGCATTCCAAAAAGCCATAATACAATCACCCATGTATTTATCTATTGTTCCACCATTGTCTAGTATAATTTTTGTCATCTTATCTAAGTAGGTATTAATAAGCTCTACTAAACCTTCAGGATCATCTTTGTTTTTAAATACTTCTGAAACAGGAGTAAAGCCCATAATGTCAGTAAACAAGAACGTCATCTCTTTTCTTTCTCCACCTAGCTTAAGAAGCTCTGGATTCTTCTGTAACATGGCTACCATGTCTGGAGATAGGTAAGTTCCAAATTGTTTTTTAATCTGCTGTCTAAGCTTGTATTGCTCTCTATAATTAAGATAAAAAGCAGTGGCTCCTGTAAAAACATTGGCTATTAGTGTCCATGTAACATCTATTAACAATCCTTGTCTAATAAAATGTAAGCCTAAATAAGCTGTTCCACCTGTAATTAACAAAGCTCCAATAAGTCCAAAGCTTAAATTTAAAACATTTAGAGCTATCCAAACTAAAAGAGTTGATGCTATCAATATGCTTAATTCAGCTAATAAAGAATAGTGTGGAATATATGGACTATCTTCTATAAGTATTGATTCAGCTAATGCAGCTTGTACTTTATGTGGCTCAAGCAATCCTACTGGTGTAGCAACTTGAGGCATAACTCCTTTAGCTGTAACTCCTACAAAAACAAACTTATTCTCTACATTCATTTCTTGTAAAGTAGTTTGTGGAGTATCTACCCAGCTTATCCACTTTCTTCCTGTTACATCTAATGGTGTGGGTGGTATTCCTCTTACTCTTATTTCTTCAATGCCATTAGGATTAGTTTTTATAATATATGTACCTGAATCAGCTAATACTTTTAATACTTGAATAGCATAAGATGGTGTCCAACCTTCATCTGTTTGATATAACAAAGGTATTCTTCTTACTAAATTGTCTACATCTACAGGTGCAGAAACCAATCCTTCTTGTGCAACATTCCTAATAATCTCTACATTAGGCATATAGCCTCTAGCTTTTATACCTTCAGCATCCTCTCCTAAAATTACAGTTCCAGCAGTAGGAGGGTTTATATTGTTGTCTGCTTCAAAAGTAGCAATAACTACAGGAAGGTTTGAAATTGATTCTGCAAATATCTCATCGCCACCAAACCTATCTTTGTCTATAAACGATATTACCCAGCCAACTCCGATAGCTCCATTATTAAACAGCTCTGTTTGTATTTCTGCTAAATCTTGTCTTGGAAAAGGATAGCCTCCTCTTTCTCTAACATCATCATCAGTTATATTTAAGATCGTAAAGTATTCAGATGGTTTATGTTCTTTTACTAAAGCATCAAAAGTTTTTAGTTTAAGTGTTTCTACAAAGCTTAAATTTGAAATTAATCCATAAACAAAACTTATAATTAACAATAAATAAAATATATGTTTCTTCATCCTGATTCCTGTGTAATCTTAATTACAGATGATGATCCATTATTAATAGTAATTATATTAGAAACACCATCTTGTATTATTATTACTGAATATGTTTCATCACTATTTAAAACTAAGCTTACATTTTGATTTACATTTCTAATAAGCCTAACTTTGTCACCCTCTAATATAGTAGTTATTTGTGTTTCAGCATCTTGTCCAATCCTAGTACCTGAAACTGGTATTGCACTTATAAATTGATTTAACTCATCTTCGTCATCTTTTATACTTAGTTCATCAATAGAATCTAGCAAGTCTTCTAAAAAGTTAACGTCAAGATAATCAATATCTAGTTCAGTAAAATCTAAATCTTCTTCTAAACTAAACAAATCTTCTTGTAAGTAATCTATATCTAATTCATTAAAATCTAATATGTTAGCTTTTTGTGTTGTTTGTCTTTCTTGTTCTATGCTTTCTTTTTCTTTAGGTGGCGAAACAATTAACATATTATCTATAAGCTCAAGACTAATATCTAATGTTATAGGAGTTGTAGGATTTTGTTCGTACACACTTGTAGTAGTTGCTTGATAAGGTTTATTTAATCTTACCTGACCTGTAGCAGTAGAAACTACAATTTCACCACTAGCTAATCCATCTAATCCTGGCAGTAAAATTATTAAAGCTCTACCCCATTCATCTACTGTACAAGTAAAATCTGTTCCTAAAACTGCAATCTCACTACTTGGCGTAGATAAAGAAATATTTTTCTTATTTAATTTATTAACGCTGCCTGATAAAAATCTTATTGTGCCACTGTTAAAACTTAATGACATTTTAGATTTATCTGGATTAGGATCGAATATATACTCGTCAATAGTTAATTCAGAGTGTTCTGTTAGCCTAACTTGGCTATCATCTAAAAATGTAATTCCTATTCTGCCATCAGCAGTTTCTACATTGTCGTAAGAATTTATATCAAAATTCAAACTAGCTGGGTATGGTTCATCTCTAAGAACTTGACCATACCCTTTTAATTCTGTTATATCGCCTATTGCATCAGCATGAAGTGGCTGAACCACCATCACTTTGAACAATACAAATATTTGAATTAGACGCATTTGTTTCTAGTTTTAACCAATCTCTAGCTAATGTAGAAGATTGTGTGATATCTATAGTATTACTACTTCCATCTAAATCTAGATAAAAGTAACCAGCATCACTTGAGCTAGCTCCATATCCACTTGCTGAGAAAGTAATTTCATTACTATCTCCAAGTATATCCATATAGTTTGTAGCATATTCATAATCAACATCAAACTCGAATATATTAGAATCTCCATCTATTATCCAATCTAAATCAAGATAATTTACACCAGCAGTTTCAGCAAAGTCTAAATCAAACTCATTACTTGAGCCTGTAATATCTACATTAAAATCTGCAAAGTCAGCACCATTTGTGCCATCTGTATCTATATCTATATCAAATATATTAGAATCGCCATCAAATTCAAAAAAGCCTGTAAAGTTATCTCCATATATACCGCCAGTTAAGAACTCATTTGATGATCCTATTTGATTAATATCAATAGTCATAGTAGAACCATTTAACACAGCTTCGCTTACATTGCCTGCTGTAGAATCAGTACCACCGATAATATTACTACTACCAACCTGTTCTAAGTCTATTAAGGCATTGCTACCTGTTTGGTCTACAAATATCTCATTGTCTGCAAAAGAGCAGAACGAAAATGTTATTAAAAATATATTTATTAAAATTTTATTATTCATATTTCCAGTATCCTTTTTCTATACCTTGTTTAATTAAATCTACTACAGCTAACTCTATTGCAGCTTGCAAGGCTATTGCTTTACTTTCATTCATAGCATTACCTGTTTCAAATTCAATCAACTCAGTGCTTTCAGCTATATATCTAAAGACATCTCCAGACATCATTACTGATAGCACAGTTTTAGAAGATAAAGTTTCTAAAAGAATCTCTCCCGTACTTACTGATACAATTCTTAAAGAAACTACCACTGTATCTTCTGTGTATTGTTTTGAAGCACCTATGCCTAAATAGCGAGCACCGATACCTCCACTTTTTAAATTTGTGTTGTAATCAACAACACTCCCTTCAACGATAAGACCTGCAAACAATAGTGGTAATTGTTTTGTCTCATCATCAAAATCTTTTCTAGATGATTTGATTATTTGTCTTTCTCTTACTAGATGATCTAAACCCTCTCTTTCAACTATTCTAAAAAAATCTGATTGTTTAATAGCTCTTATAACATAGTCTATTGGTGCTTGTGTAAGTGCTGTACTAAAATCTGCATAACCAGGCACACTTTTTCTTTGACCTGTAGCATCTTCAAATTTATATATAGCTACCACAGGTTTTTTTTCTGGTTTTTTTACATTCTGTATAGCTTTTGTTATTGGCTTATTAATAAATGCTTCTTTAGAAAAACATTGAGCTTTGTTTACAACAGTAACTAAATCTTTGTAATCATAATCTGGATTATCTATACATGGTGACAAATACCTCCAGTTACTAGCACAGCTAGCTAATGAAGCCAAAATCGCCAATTGGAATAGTAATCTCAGTAGTCTCATCTGTTAATGTATTATAAATAGTTAAAGTAATATACGTGCCATCAGATGTCCAAGATATAAGATTATCAAACAATGTAAACGAGCCTGAGCTTGCAGGATCATCACCAAATAATTGTTCAACTAACTGTCTAGACAACTGTGCAAAAATTCGTGATTCAAAATTTTTGATGAATCTCGCAAGTGTTGTATTTTCTGCATCTCTTTCTGCAGCTTCTTTTAAAGCTTGTATCTCTGCTTCTAAAGCTTCTCTTCTAGTGTACTCTTGATTCTCTATAGTTAAATAGTGAGCTGAAGTACCAATTCCACTAAATGAAGGAGACTTAAACTTAAAAGTTAATTCATCTGCAAACAAAGGTGCAGTTAAAAATAATAATATTATATATAGTTTGTTCATTACTTCCCCACTTCTTTCATAGCTACATTATGAGCTTGTGTAAAGCTTTTGCCTTTTTTCATAAGGTCTTTCATTAAATTCATATGTTTTTGTGTGTGATGCACACTATGTTTTTTTAATGTATCTTTTTGTCTTTTATTTAATTCTCTTAACTTTCTATTTGCCATTAATCTTTCCTTTGATCATCCCTGTCTGCTTTAGCTATCTTATTACTATCAATAAGCTGTGGCACTCCTAATATAGTTTTAATTAAAGTATCTTGCCTAATAATCTCATTATCAAGACTTCTTATTCTATCTATTAGTGCTACTAATATGCCGTGTTGTGAATCAAGCTTTGTGCCTAGTCTTTGTTCCATAGCTGTTATTTGTTCTGCTACTTTGTCATCAACTACATCTAACTTGTTTTCCATACCATCAACAATACGCATGATAAGTTTATATATAAACCAACCAAGTCCTAAAGCTGCTGCAATAGGGAATCCTACTTGTTGAATTATAGTAACGACTTCATTCATATTAAGATGGAATAAATGTGCCGTTATCTATTAAGACTTGTCTGTTCTCTAGATGTTTCTTTTCTATGTCTTCTTTACTTTGACCATAGTATTCAACAGCTAAACTTTGATCAATCATTGACTGGTTAATATTTTCTCCATCAATAAATATTTTTCCTAAAACTCTACCAAATTTACCTTTACCATCTTTCTGAGTTTTAATAATTATTTCTTTTGCATTTGCAACTTTATCTACAATAAACTGTTTAGATATAAGCCCTCTAGCTTTTTCATCTAAATCTCTTGTTCTAGATTCAGGAGTGTCCATACCATACATACGAACTCTAGCTTTATGAAAGATAGAAAATCCTACATCTATATTTACATCGACAGTATCGCCATCGACTACTTTAATTACTTCACATTTATATTCAAACATATCTTCTTTTCCCCTTATGCAAGCCATGACTTGCGTGTTGTTTACCTTTAGCAGTAGCTTCTCTTTTTATTCTATTAGCTCTTGCTAGTTTTGATCTGCCTTTTTTTGATGACTTTAATGTATCTATTGTTTTTTTTGGAGCATATACTTCTCCTGTATCAGAAGATTTTTTACCACTAGCTGTAGTCCATTTTTGATCTGTCCATTTTTTTAAAGACTTTTGTGACTTTTTTAGTGCCATTACTTATAACCACCACCAGCTTTTTTATAAGCTTTTGCTAACATCTGAGCCTTACGAGCTGACCATTGTCCAGGTTTACCGCCTTTACTTCCTCTTTTAATTCTATTAAAGATTCGCTTACGCATACCTGGCTTAGTATAATTGCCAGCTTCGTTTACTCTAGACTTTTTTTTTGCTCGGCTCATATATATTCGCTTACTATTAAAGCTCCTATAATAAAAGGATATACAGCCCAAAGCATGGCTTCTAAACGATCAAATCGCCTAGAACCATCCTCCAGTCTTTTTTCTATATTTTCATATCGTATAGCACATTCTCTTTCATGTGCTGATATTTTTTCTATAGATTCCTTTGCTGTTGCCATTACTTATCTTTCTTAGATTTTGATTTTACAACTATCATTGCTTTAACAAATTCAATCCATTCTGGTTTGAACTTCCAAATAAAACCAATACCTACTATTGATACTAATACTATTCCTATAAAAATTTCCATTATGCCTCCTTATCAGATTCTTTATCTTCAGATTCTTCTACATCTTCAGATAATTCGTCTGCGTTTTCTATAACATCTTCATTCAAGCCTTTCAGCTTCTCAACAACAGCACCTCTTATATCGGCAACTGCTCCTAATTCAGGTCCACCCCAAGCACCTCTTTTGCTTGAAATGTCTATAAGTTGTAATACGTTTACAAATAAATTTCGATCTTCCATTAAAGCTCCTTTTCTTTTTCTATTACATCCCAACAGTTTAAGTTAGAAGCAATAGTTCTTCGTTCACCCTTCCCTTTAAACGGATACACCATATGCTGTAACCAAGAAGGAAATACTAATAGTTTACCTACTTCTGGTGTCATTACAAAGGATTGTGCTGGTCTTAATCTTTCTGTATCAAGTACCGAGTTCATTCCATATTGAAATGTTATACAGCCATCACTGTGTCCAGATTCGTTATACAACGAATATGTGGGTGTGTTAGCTTCTGCTTTAGCTCCTATTTGTTTAGGAACTTTAGTCCAAGCAGTAGTAGATATTCCCATTACTGTTTTAGTGCCATGATCATGTATGGGATTATAATCTCCATCATAACTGTGCACTGACCAAGTTTCATCTATCATTACTTGTTTAGGATTCTTAAGTTTTGTACCAGCTCCTGAACTAGCGAAGTGGTTAATATACTCAGCTCCTAAATTACAAACAAAATGATTATACTCAATCATTCTCTCATCTTCGTGGTCTAATAACAATTGCTCACCCTTATGTATTTGACCAACCAATGAATGTTTTAAAGATTGTTTATCTTTCTTTTTTTTATACTCATCCATGTAATCGTTTACAGAATCAATCATGCTTTGAGGCATAGTTGTTTCTAGCACGAATACAGATGGCATCACGTGCATCTGAATCTGCTGTTCAGTCACTCTTAACTAGGTACGCTAAAATCGTTATCTGGTGAGCTTACTGCTGGTGGGTTTGTAATAACGCTATCTACTTGACTAGCAAATACTGCATCCCATTGAGATACAGGACATATTGCTACTAGATTAGCATTACTCCAACTACCTTTAGCTTTAAGTGTAAAGTTTGCATTACCATCGTCATCTAATTGTGGAACAGAAATACTGAAAGTAGTGGTGTAATAAGTAGAATCACCTTCACTATCATTTTCATACTTCATTTCTATATCCCACCTATCTACTTTACTAGATGAGTTTACATACGGAACGCACTTTACAATTGCTTTACTAACTGCCATTTTCTTCCTCCTTTTCTAAAACTTCTATTCTTGCGATCAATTCATTATAACCTTTCAAATCTGGTAAGTCTTTAGGAGCATGAGAGTTTTCTTTCAGCTCCTTAACTTGTGCAGATAATTCTTGTACAGCTTTAACTAACATCGGTACAAACTTATTATATTTTAAACCATACTGGTTGCCGTCATCACTTAAAGTTGTTGTAAGATTACTTTTGTCAGATATGTTATAACCATATTCTGATTCTAATTTTTCAACATCTTGTGCTAAAAATCCAACATCTAACCAATCTTCTTTATGTGAACCATCTGGAACTATGTGGTCAAAGTCTTTACCTTTTTCTACATAGTTACTTCTTTTATCCCATTTATAAGTAACTGGCTCTAACTTATTAACAAAGTCTAAGCCCATTGGCATAGGTTCTACGTCTGTTTTATCTCTCTTATCTGAGGCTACTGTCCAATCTACTTGAACGTGTGCTGCTGTAATATTTTCATCACCAAGTACAATCTCATTAGATTCAGTATCTATAGGTCCACCTGGGCTTCCAGATAGTCCTGCATCATGTCCTAATAAAAGATTGTTACTGCCACTTGATAAGTTTTTACCAGCACTAGAACCAAGAGTAGTATTATCACTACCTGTTACTGTGCCTACTCCTCCAGCTAAATGACCTATAAAAGTATTGCTTGAACCTGTTGTTAAATTTTCCCCTGCTCTGTCTCCCATAGCAGTATTATTAGCTCCTGTAGTGCAGTCAGTTAAAGAACCATAGCCAACTGAGGTATTTTGGTCTGCTGTAGTATTAGCATCAAGTGCGTAAGTACCAACAGCTGTATTGTGTGCTCCTGTGGTATTACTTTGCATTGCTGCACCACCGATTGCCACATTGTTTGCAGCAGTTGTTGCATTTTGTAAGCTGCCGAATCCAACAGCTGTATTTGCTGCACCTGTAGTATTTGTGGATAAACTGTTATAACCGACTGCTGTGTTGTAGTCTGCTGTAGTATTTGCGTCAAGTGCATAAGTTCCTACAGCTGAGTTATATGTTCCTGTGGTATTTTCTTCTAAGGCTTGATAACCCACAGCTACGTTAAAACTTGCTGTTGTATTTTTCTGTAGAGCTTCTTGACCTACTGCTGTGTTTGTTGAACCTGTAGTGTTTTCTTGTAAGGCTATATAACCTACAGCTACGTTACCATTACCTGTAGTATTCGATTCCATGACTTTACCACCAATAGCCGTATTTTCTTTTCCTGTGGTATCAGCAAATAAAGCATTTAAACCTACAGCTACGTTATATCCATCTTCATTAGTAGATGGGTTATATGTGCTTAAAGCACTAGAACCAATAGCTATGTTTCTGTCGCCAACTGTATTTGTTCCTAGAGCATCTTTACCAACAGCTACGTTTAAGTCACCTGTAGTTATAGCGTCTCCTGCTGCTTGCCCTACTGCTGTATTGCTGCTAGCTGTAGTTGCATTTACTAAAGCATTATGTCCTATAGCAACATTATTAGCACCTGTAGTATTAGTAAACAAGGCTTGGAAACCAACTGCAACATTGTAGTCTGCTGTTTCGTTATTTGACATAGCATTTTTACCTACAGCAACATTTGAT